AACAGGATGAAAAGGTCGCGGAGCGTGGGCGAGAGCTACTGGCGGCGCGACTGCCGGTGCAAAAGCAGCTTGCTCCAGGAATGGCAGGCGCAGGGATACCGGTTAGCGAGGAGTTTTGCGAGTGGCTGGAATTTTGGGCAATGACGAGCGAAGACCCGCTGGAGCGGATACTCGCAGCAGATATGCGGGTGAAGCTGGCTACCAAGAACCCGGAACAGCTAAGAGCGGCGCTCGACGCGGAGGTGAAGCGGCGGGCGGGAGAAATGCTGACCAAAGTGAAGGCGGGGGCGAGGAATAAGGTCAATTACAACGTGGACCGGCTGCGCGAACTTGCTCAAAATCGCGCCCCGACCGGCGAGCTCGAGGTTGACCCGGCGACGAGCAAGATTTGAAATTGGAAATTTGAGATTTGAGATTTGAAATTTCAAAGAGCAGGAACGGGACGGCGGGCGAGTGAGTGAGCGAACTCAGCGAGAGGGAACGGCAGGAGTTAAGATGGAGAGCGCAGACGGATCTGTTCTTTTTGGGGCGCGACATCCTGCACTACGACCTCGAAGAGCAGCCGCACCGGCAGATGTGCGACTTCCTGGTGGCGAAGGACCCCAGGAAGACGATAGGCGAGCAGAGCGAGATCAAGGAACGACAAGAACTCCTGAGCCGGGGGACGTTCAAGAGCACAATCAACGTCATCGATTCCGTTCAATGGATTATCTGTTTCCCGGATATTCGGATACTGTGTTTAACGGGGGAACAGGGCCTTTCGGCCGCTTTCCATGAAGAACTCAAAAACACATTCACGATCCAGCAGGAAGACCCGAGCGACTTTCAGATTCTTTTCCCTGAGTTTTGCATCCCGGCTGGAACACGGGAAGCATCGGGTGACTTCATCACTCCAGCCCGGAGAAGGTTTCGCAAAGAACCAACCTTTTGGTCCAGTAGTATCGTTTCTAGACTTCCAGGCTGGCACTGCGACGTGCTTAAGCTAGACGATGTGGTCAACCCCGAGAACTCCGAGAACGCCGAGCAAAGGGAAAAGGTGATCCGGCGAGTGAATATGGCGAGGAAGCTGAGAGATCCAGGCGGGTACATCGACGTGATCGGCACGCCCTATGACGTTGAGGATTACTACAGCTACCAACGCCAACACGCCAGCAAAAAGACGTTCGTGTTCATTTCGCACGCGGCATGGGGAGTGAAAGCGGAAGCGAGAGGGAAAGAACTCACGGCGCTCGCTGAAACCGACGTGGAGAGCTACTACTTCCCGGCGCGGCTCGATTGGGCGTATCTCAAGAACGAGCTTGACAACGACCCGGAGAGCTTTGCTTCGCAGTACCTGCTGGACGCGACGAAGAAAGTCGGGGCGATTGTCAAGTTTACGGATGAGATTCTGGACGCTGCTGAAGTGCCTTGGCAATCAGTCTCTGTGTTTTCGAGCTACTACGCGATTTGGGACTTGGCGTATGGTGTGGAAGGAAGTGTGAAGAACAAGCCTTGCCTGACGGCGGGCGCGATCGAGGCGAAGGATTCACAGGGTAGGCTGACCACGGTTGAGCTGATCGCGGGCTATTACGGAGCGCATGAGATTGCTCCGCAGATCGTGGACGCAGCGGTGAGGCATCCGCTGCAGTATACGGGGATTGAAGACGCGCCGGGAGTGCGCTGGCTGGAGCCGCAGATCCAGGAAGAGGCGAAGCGGCGGGGACTGGGGACGCTGACCATTGTTTGGATTCCTGTCGACCACACGGAAAACGCCAAGCGGAAGCGGATCGCGCTCGTTCCCGGACTGATGCACGATAAGCGGATGCTGATTTCGGATGCTTGCATTAACAAGGACTTTTTGCGCGAGCAGCTTAGCCGCTACACGGGCAGGCCGAAGACGCCCATGGACGTGGCAGATGTGCTGGGGCTTGCAGCCGTACACCTTGGCAACTACACGCCGGCAGCGCAGCCGGAAATGACGCAGGAGGAGTACGAGGGGAACTGCAAGATCATACGCGACCGGGCGATGAGGGAAGTGTTGTTCCCTTCGGCGCAGAGTGCGGCGGAAGCGGTGAGCCAGCCGGAGCAGAGCGGGGAAGGGGTTGTCAACTACTTTTAGCGGAATTTGAAATTTGAGATTTGAAATTTCAGAGGAAGGCCGATGGTGGAATGGGTTAGGAGATGCCCGGAGTGCGGAAGGGAACTGAGGAAGGCGGACCCCTTGGCCGTCGTGAAGTGCGTATGCGGGTGGGTTTGGGGATTCCGGGCGATCCGCTTGCCGGACTGGGAAGAATTTGAAATTTGAGATTTGAAATTTGAGAACGCGGTAAATGGCACACATTGAACAACAAGCGCCGGCGATGCAGACGCCCGATGCAGAGGCGTTCACCGACCAATACACGGTTGAAGACGATGCAGCGCTGCAACTCGTTTGCCGGGATGCGGACCTAGCCCAGGCGTGGGTGGATTCGCACTTCCTGACGATTCGCTGGATTGAGGCGGACATGCTGTATCAGTCCCCGCCCATGCTGAAAGTGTGGGAGGGGACGACGGTCCCGCGGGCGAATATCTCGCTCTTCACTGTGGCCACAATTGTCAACTCGCTGCTAGGGAAAGTCAGGAATGGGCTTTTCTACGAGAAGCCGCCGTTTGTGCTGAGACCGAAGCCGGGGATGACCGAGGACACCACACGCGCGATCTCGGCGGTCGAGGAGACCCAACACGACCAGATGAAGTTTCGGGAGACGGTGAAGCGCGGCCTTTTCTCGGCGCTATTGCTGGGCACGGGGATTTGGAAGTACGGGTGGAAAAGCTACCAGAAGAAGAAAGTCACCTACACGCGGCTGAATCCACTGCAAAAGCTGGTGGCGTTTGGCAAGAACCTGATCTTTCGCACGGCGGATTCCACGAAGTACAAGCGGAATGTGGATTGGGTCGACTGCGAAGAGCCGACGTTTGAGGACCTGGATATTCGGGATGTTCTCGTCGACCCGAGCACGCGGCGGGGAAATATCCAGGATGCAAGCTGTAAGTATGTAATCCACAAGCGCACGGTGACTTACCGGGAGCTTTTGGAACTTGCGCCGCAGTTGGGGTACGAGTTACCCGACGAGGACGAGATTAAGTCGTGGTTTATGCCACCCGCGGCGGCGGAGCAAATTCAGCAGGATCGAAGCCTCGAGTACCTGGGAAGCTCAGCGTACTTGCACCACGCGGCGCCACGGTTCCAGAAGACTACAGAAGACCCGTTCGAGGAGCCGCTAGAGCTGTTAGAGAGGTGGGATGATGACAAGTGCATCTCCGTTCTGCAAAGAGCACGAGTCATTAGAAATTGCGAGAATCCCTTCGGGTGCAAGCCATTTTATTCGCTTAACTGGTGGGATACACTGGACGCCTTTTGGGGGCTGGGCCTCGGAGTAGTGCTTGGAGGAGAGCAAAGATTCCAGCAGGGGCTTACCAATGCCACTGCTGATATCTGCTCCTTGATTGTAAACCCGACGATCGTGAGGTCTCGCGGAGCGAACGTCACGAGCCAGAACATTCGGCAAAGGCTGGGCGGAATTTTCGACGTTGACGGGCCAGTAAAAGACGCATTCATGTATGCCGAGACACCGAAGATCCCGACTGAGATTTTCATTGCGGGGCAGCAATCGGAGGCGCGGGCGGAGGCAGTCTCAGGGGCGAATGAACTCTTGACCCAGGGTAACTTGCCCCAGAGGGGAAGGACATCGCTGGGCCGGACCGCTACGGGAGCATCCGCGATGGCCGGCGCCGTGAACGACCGCATCGGCGGATTCGTAGAAGATTTTGTGCTCCAAGTTTTCGAGCCGTTCCTCTGGGACTTGCACCAGATGAACTGTGAGTTTCTGCCGGAGAAAGTACTCGCCGATATCTTGAACGACAAGCTTGGGAAGGATTTTGAGCTTGATGCCGAGAAGTACTTCAATGCGCCCATCGAGCGATTCGAGGTTATGGCCGGATCGCACATTGCCGTGAAGCAGCAGATGGCGCAGGCCGTGACGCTGATGGTAGAGCTATTCCAGTCGCCACAGACGATGAGCGAACTGGCGCAGATCAACGGGCAATATGTGGACGTGAGCGAACTGCTTCACATGATCGCCGACGTAAGCGGGTTCAGGAACTTCTACGACGTGATTAAGGACTTGACGCCCGAAATGCGGCAGAAAATGATGGCGATGAATCCGGCGGTGATTCAGGCGCAGGCGAAGGGGCGCTTGCAGCAACAGCAACACCAAAACCAACAGGAATTGATTGACCAAAAGGACGTGAATAGGGCCGTGGTGCTGGGGCTGAGGTCGGGAATCGAGAGCGAGATTCGGAGCGAAGCGGAGACGGGGCAAGGCGGCGCTGAAGGATTGGGCGCAGGGGGGACAGAGTAATTGGGCCATCGGGCGATCTGGCGATCTTGCCATTTGAGATTTGAAATTGGAGATTTGAGAGATGGACGACGACTTTAAGGCGCTTCGGCAGTCGAGCTTTTGGCCGCAGGTGAGGCACTTCCTTGCGCAGACGTACGCGCAGATGGTGGCGGACATTGTGGCTGTAGAGCCGGGCGCGGGGGAGACGGCGGTACTGGCGGCGCATCGGGAAGCGGTAGGGGCGGAAAAGATGCTGAGGAAGCTGGTGCGCG